CTCTTAAACTCCGTTTTCCCCGCCGCTTTGTTGTAAAATGCCTGTTCTGAGATGCCAAGACTGGTTGCGATATCTCTATTGGTCAAACCAGCCCTCGCAACTGCTACCCTGAATTCAGCTTCATTCATGCTCTCACCTCCTTTCTTAGTGGTGAATTTAATTCACGAGCATAATATACCACCATCGTGAATGAATGTCAACACTTTTTTTGAAATTACTAAAAAAATGTTGACATTCGTTCACAGATGGGGTATTCTATTGTTAGAGCCGTGGTAGGGGGAAACTTGTATGGAATTGTATGATAATATTAAAAATCTCCGAGAGAAACTTGGTATGTCTCAGGAGGCTCTCGCGGAAAAAACTGGCTACCGTGACCGTTCGTCCATAGCAAAGATTGAGGCAGGTAAAGTCGATTTAACGCAGAGCAAAATTGCTGCATTTTCTAAGGCATTAAATGTATCTCCTGCTTTCCTCATGGGTATCACCGATGAGACTTCCCAAGACCGTGATGGCGTGGAAACTGATAAACGTACCTATTGGGGTAAAGAGAGCGACTTATCCGAGAGCCTTATTTCTCGGCTTGTTCAGCTGACCCCTGCTGAGTTGGAGAAGGTTGACGCTTTTGTTCAAGGGCTATTAGCATCTCGTTAAGCAGGATTTTTTCTTCTAGGGTCAATCGGCTGATGTATTCGCGGGCTTGTTCTTCTGTCATGGCATTGGCCTCCTTGTTTTTCTTGAATTCTAACACAGGTGTGACAGGCCGGGGCAACTTTGTAAGGAAATAACAGATTTCGTTATAGAATGGAATGTAGCACATGACGATAGGCGAACGAATCAGGTTCCGGCGAGAGCGCTTGGGAATGTCCCAGAATGAACTGGCCAGGAAGCTCGGATACAAATCTAGGTCATCCATCAATAAAATTGAGATAGGCCTATACAACCTCCGGCTATCGAAAATCAAGGCTATTGCTGACGCGCTCGATACCACGCCCAGTTACATCATGGGATGGGAGTCAGACAATGATTTCTGGATGGAGACTTTCCGGATGAGCGTTGAGGACATTGTTTTCGCCGGTACTCAAATGGACGATGAGCTGAGACACACAATAGACAAAATCCTCCCACCAGGCAATCCAATTTCCTTGTCCGATGCTTGCTATATTGCTGACCAGCTCGGGAAGTCGCTGGATGTGATGGCAGGGTTGCAAGGAAAAAATCCTGCCGTCCAGGAGGGCGGCAAGCAGCAGGATGAAGCGGCGACTATTTATGGGAGGCATCCAAATGGCAAACTTTAACGAGCGGCTCCGGCTACTGCGGAGCGAATCGGAGTTGTCCCAGGCGGAACTGGCAAAGCGGCTTGGACTCACCAAGAGCAGCGTAAATATGTACGAGAGAGGGGATCGGGAACCGCACATAGACACGCTTAAAAGCATTGCGGATTACTTTGGCGTCAGCATGGATTTCCTGCTCGGCAAAACTGACCCAGGCCAGGGCGAAAAGCCTGTGATTGATAGACCTCCACACAGCACATCGGAGCGGCTCCGGGAAATCATGGACGAGCGTGGACTGCGGCAAGCGGACATCCTCAAACTGGCACAGCCTTATGTTGACAAGTACGGCGTAAAGCTCGCGAAAAATCATCTCAGCCAATATGTGAATGGCCGCGTTCGCCCTGCGCAGGATAAACTCACAATTTTAGGGCTTGCCCTGAACGTATCTGAGGTCTGGCTGATGGGGTATGACGTGCCAAAGGGAAGAAACGTGGAGTACACAAAGGAGAATGTCACGACCCTCGAGCAAGAGCTGCTTGCCCATTTCCGGCGCATCCCAGAGAGTGAGCAAGTGCTGCTTGTCCAGATGATTAAAGGTGTCGCGGATTCTCGAGCCGGGAATATTTCCTAAGCCGATAATATTTCGCTTGTTTTTGCAGGATTTTTGCGAAAATCGCAAAAATAATTCTGCGGACGAAGAAAAATCAAAATGAATTTTTAGGAGGGAATTAAAATGAAAAAGAGAGTCTTACTTATCATCCTGGCTGTTGTCATGCTTTGCTGCACGGCGTGTGGTACTGATGGGTCTGAGCTAGTAACGACAGAACCCGAAACAGTTGACCCGGAGGTGCAGCGCATCACGGACGAACTGTATGCCATCCTTACTGTAGGCTATTCTGTGGATGTCACAATGGGCGACACCAAGCCGAGCATCAGTGTCACTGCTGCATCCTGGACGAGCATCACCGACTTTGGCACACGGATTTACAACTCCATCGAGGCTTGCAAGCAGGTTATGGGCGACCAGGACTTTTCCCTGGATGTTATGTGGTACAAGGATGGGGATGCCCTGATTTTTTACTACGTCGGCAGTGAAAATTTCTACGGTTCCCTCGCGGATAACCGCTCCGGAGAAATAAAGGTTACGGAGCTGAAATCCCTGGCTGACCTGGAAAAGAAATTTCCGAAGCTGACACAGGACATAAAGGCAGTGGGAGACTGATGCCATGCGCAAACTAGGGAAAGACCCTGCTGCCCCACAGACCGCTGTTATCTACGCCCGCTACAGCTCCCACGCCCAGAAGGATGAATCCATTGAGCAGCAAGTCGAAGAATGCATGGCTTTTGCCAAAACCAACGGCTTGAACGTGATTGAGGTCTACGCAGATAAGGCCATATCCGGCAAGACTGACCGCCGCACCAGCTTCCAGCGGCTGCTCCGTGACGCAGAGAAGCGAAAGTTTGGGGTAGTTATCGCGTATAAGTCCAACCGCATAGCCCGGAATATGCTGAACGCGCTCCAATACGAGGCGAAACTGGACACCTACGGGATTAAAACCGTCTACGCGAAGGAAGAGTTTGGCGATACTGCTGCTGGCCGCTTCGCCCTGCGCACCATGATGAACATCAACCAGTTCTATTCCGAAAATCTGGCGGAGGATGTCAAGCGGGGCATGATGGATAACGCATCCATGTGTAAAGTAAATGGGAGACTCCCCCTGGGATATGTACGGAGCAAGGAGGGTTATTACCAGGTCGATGATGCCGAGGCTGCGATTGTCCGGGAGATTTTCGACAAATATAAGGACGGCATCCCGTTTGTGGATATCGCCAACGAATTGAATGGCCGGGGAATCAAAACCAAGCAAGGCAATCTGTGGAATAAAAACTCCTTCCACACGCTCCTGGCAAACACCAACTACATCGGTGTTTACCATTACAGTGATGTGGTCATAGAGGACGGCGTGCCGCCGATTATATCAAAAGAGGTGTTTGCAATCGTGCAGGACAACTTGCAAAAGAAAGCGGCAGCAAACTGCCACAGGAAGAATGCTGATTTTTTGCTGACAGGAAAACTGTTTTGTGGGCACTGCGGCTCTTACATGGTCGGTACATCTGGCACAGGTAAAAGTGGGGATATACATTTTTACTATTCATGCCAGGGGCGAAGAACCGGGAACGGATGTCAAAAAGACCACGTTCGTCGCGACTGGTTGGAACTGGAAATAGCCAAAATAACGAAAGAGATAGTCCTTAAGGATGACACCATTGAATGGATTGCAGACAACGCTATATCTTTCCAGCAGCAGGCCCGCAGGGAATCCGGCATTGGACGGTTGGAGCAGGAACTATCAGAAAAGCGTAAGGCTCAGAAGAATGTCATGTCAGCCATCGAAGCGGGTATCTACACTGCCACAACGAAAGACAGACTAATAGAAATTGAGACATCCATATCCGAACTGAGCCGGAAACTGGCAATAGAAAACGCAAAGAATGAGCCTATCAGCAAAACTACCATTGTGTATATATTGCAGTCATTTAAGGACGGCAACGTAGAAGATAAAAGCTATCAAAAGCAGCTGATTGATTCATTCGTCAAATCGGTCTATCTGTACGATGACCACATCAAAATCGAATACTACTATGCGGGGAAGGATACTTGCAGAGATTATCCGTTGGAAGAAGAAACTCCGCCGCCTGATGACGAGGTTGTATGTTCGTACACCCTCCCCTTGGGGTCACCACAGGAGACACAGGCGAACCCCCCAGCCGTTATTTATCTTACGGCTGGCGGGTTTGTCCTGGACTGTCCCCTCCACTATTCCAAATAGTCCCTTCGAGCGCAGACATTACGGTGTCTGCGCTTTCTTTTTTATACCGTCTTTCGTGATAATCTAACAAAACCCAGACAAACGCCATTTTGTCTGGTAGATTATTACGGAAGGGGCGATGCACATGATAAGGATTTTGCTGTCCCGGAAACTTGGAGAGGTGCGCTGGACACAGGCTGACTTAGCCCGCAAGACAGGCATCCGGCCAAGCACCATCAACGAGATGTACCACGAGCTGTCCGAGCGGGTGAGCCTGGAACACCTGGACAAAATCTGTGAGGCGCTAGGCTGCGGCCTAGACGAGATTATTGTCCGAGAGCCGAACAAAATTTCCAGCCTACCCGAGCCGGAAGCGCATGACAAGTCTCGCTGATACATAGGAGAATCCGCAGATACCTTTGGCGTAGGTGTCTGCGGATTTTTCTTTGCTCAGATAATGGGCTTCCCTGTTTCCTTGTCAACAAACTGTATCACAAGTTCTGCATCCAGAGCTTCGGCTATTTTTTCTAGCTCCGAAACCTTAAAAGCGTTCCGTTTATGCTTGTTGTTCATATTCTGCGGGGTTTGGCCTGTACGTCTAGCCAGTTCTGACTCTGTCATGTTGCCACGTTTTACGCGACATAGGCTGATGTACTCTCTGACATCCACATCAATCACCTCGGATAGATAATACACGATTTTTTTGATACTGTCAACAGATTTTTATGAGGCATATAAAAAATAATATAAAAAAGGGTTGACATTATATAAAAAATAGTGTATAATACCACTAGAAAAAAGCGAACGGAAAATAACAAGGAGGACATCAAAATGAAAGTCACCATCACCAAAGAGGCAAAACAATACATCTACGCAAGCGAGATGCCAACCTGCAATACAATCATCAAGTCTTTTAAGGATGACGAGTGGAGCAGCGCCCAATACGCAGACATGGCCGCCAGGGAATGGCTGCGCGAAAGTGATTATGATGACTACGTTGTTAATGTGCTTACTGCTACATCAACAATGTCAAAAAACTGCCGGGTATGGGATGCCCTCGGTGACGGTACCCACACGCTGGACATCTGGACTGAGGCCACTGTTGAGACGACAAACGGATTTTTGAAAATCGGCTTTTATATTACAGATGTCTGGCAAATCACAGGGCTTGACGATGACGACACCGCTCAATATATGTACGCGAGATATTTTACAGAGGCCGAATAACCAATCACCGAGCCGGGGCGGTTAATCCCCGGCAGAAAGGGAAAGACAACATGACGGTCAAGGACGAATACGAGTGCATGAAAAGTCACCTCAGAATGTGGAACCAAAAAAGTAACTGGGAGGCTACAGAGTATAGGTACCGCATCGAGCATTACACAAAAAAATCTCAAGCAATGATGGTAAAGTTGTTAAATGCCGACTTTGAGAAAATGAATTTTGACATAAAGTACGGGTTTATAACTCCGGAAGGCTATAACCAGCGCTGGAAAGTTTGGAACGAATGCTCAGACAGCATCGCGAACATGGAAATCATCTAACTCACATTGCCGTCCCCGCCCGGCCAATGGCGGGGAGAAAGGAAAAGGCCATGAAAAAGGATGAGCTTGAACAAGAATACGAAGCCTTTGTGAACATCAAGGCCGCTTACGCTGACGCAAAGGAAGCCAGGAATGCAGACGAGGTGGAAAAAACGAACGCCGCCTATGAAACCCTCCTTGCATCGGTCAGAGCGAAGGGCAGCGACTACAGCCGCATCAGCCGCCTGTATAACGATTCCCGGGAGCGCGGGAATGAGTACATCGACTTGAGCGAGCCTTACCAGTACGAGGATGCGGAGAAGCTGCTTACTCTGCTCCGGGACTATGGTTTTGACCATGTGACCATGTCCTCCGGCTGGACAAGCGCCGTCGAAACCGCATGGCAGCTCTGCAAACTCGGATGCACGATTGAGGGCATGGTCGAAATCAATGGCACCAGCCGAGACTATTTTAATGGCAACAGGTATGAGCGAGTTCCGGCTTATCTTTTCGGGCTGGCATAAGGAGGGGATGCAAGATGACAGTGTTGATGCTGGATGCGGAGCGAGAAGCCTATGGCTACGATGACATCCGCAACACAATGACGGTTGGCGAGCTGGTGGATTATCTCAGCCAATACGATGAGGACATGCCGATATATCTCCGGCATGACCGTGGCTACACCTACGGTGGAATCACGGAGGACAGATTCGAGGAAACCGAAGAATCCGAGGAATAAACTTTTATACGCCTGTCCTATCGGGCACACGGGGAGAAAGGATAAAGATATGAGCGCAAATGTGGAAACCATGATGTACGTCAGGGAGAAGCCCTGGCACGGGCTGGGAACGATGGTGGCGGAAGCGCCTACCAGCGCAGCGGCCATCAAACTGGCGGGCCTGGATTGGACGGTGGAGAGCCGCCCGGTGTTTGATGCAGCCGGCAATCAGATTCCCGGTTACGCCGCCAATACCAGAGACAAGGACGGCCAGGTTTTGGGGATTGTCGGCTCCAAGTACAAGGTCGTACAAAACGCCGATGCCTTTTCTTTCACCGACCACCTGATTGGCGGCGAAGTCCGTTACGAAACAGCCGGGTCGCTTCGGGGTGGCCGTCAGATTTGGCTGCTGGCGAAGATGCCGATGGCAAAGGTCGCGGGGGATGATGTGGAGCCGTATCTCTGCTTTACCAACGCCCACGATGCCAGCGGTGCCCTGCGGGTCTGCATGACACCTATCAGGGTGGTATGCAACAACACGCTCAACTTGGCTCTCAGCTCCGCACGGCGAAGCTGGTCGATGATACACACCGGCAACATCGAGGCCAAGATTGCAGAGGCCAGGGAAACGCTTGACCTGGCAGAGCGCTACATGGTCGCTCTTGACGAGCAAGCCCAGAGGTACGCAAACATCACCATCCGGGACGAGTGGCTAGAGCAAATGCTGGGTGAGTGGTTCCCCGTCCAGGAGGATGATTCCGACCTCAAACAGCGGCACGTCCAAAAGCTGAGGGACGAGTTTATGGTCGCCTACTTTATGCCGGACATCGCAAAGTTCCGAGGCACGGCCTGGGGTGCCATCAATGCCGCCTCCGACATGCTCCACAATGAGCCGCAGCGCAAGACCCAGAACTACCAGGAAAACAACTTTGGCCGTATCATTGTCGGCCATCCCCTGATGGATATGGTCGTAAAGAGCTGCAATGCACTCCGAGCCGGAAAAGGGGCAACAGTGTGAGCAGGGATTGGACACCAGCAGAGCGGGACGCGGTGGCGCGGTATATGCAGGCCCACGGCCACCCGGACTTTCCCTCCTACGAAGATTTTTGCAGGCAGCTTGACAGTATGACGGTGCGCACAGCTTCTGCTCCTTGCCTGTTGCAACCAGCGGAAACGGACGAAACGGAGGCGGAAATAATCAAATAGGTTAAGGCGGAAACGCCCCCAGTTTGGCCGCTATTCGGCTGGGCTGGGGGTGCTTTTTTACTGGCGAAATGGCCTGCCGAAAAATTTTTCTAAAATCACAAAAATAGTTATTGACAAACCTTACAATGTATGGTATTATAATACCAGATTGAGGGAGCGAGATAAGCCCCAGAAATAGGAGGAAACGAAAATGACCGGAACCTTTGAATTTACACTTAAGAGTGGAAAGCAATGCAAGATTGTTGCCGAGTACGAGTGCATCATGAAGACCGAAAGCCTGTACGCCGATGGTGATAAGGTCGATGTAGGCCAGAAGCCCTACGAGACCGGCAACATGGTGGCCTACATCGATGGCCAGAAGTACGATTCCTGCTGGGACGTGAACTTCTGGCGGCTGATTGACCTGGACGGCAAGAAAAAGATTTGGGGAATGCGCATCGGCATTGTTGATGCGAAAGTCGCCTCGGACTATGAAAAGTGGCTCGCCGAACTCATGGCCGCTGGTACCTCCGCAGAAGTTAGTGAGTACAAGGCTCAGGAAGAAAAAAAGAAGGCCGCAGAGCGCATCAAGTACGCCGAGGAAACTGTACGCAAGGCCGAGGCACAGAAGGAAATCCTCCCCCGTGCCGAACTGGAGCGCCGCATGAAGTTACTGAACGATGTGCTGAATGAGGGCGGCGAAGGATACCTCCCAAGACTTGTGAGCAAAGAGGAGTACGAAAGTGCCCTGGAAATCCTGAACAGCAAGAACTAAAATTCACCCGCCCCGGAGGAACGAAGGCAGAAAGGATAGTAAAATGAAAACCAATTCCAACTATTACGACACGATTGAAGATTATTCCTATGGCGAATTTGAGAACGCCGTACATGATTTTATCAGCGACAGAAATGCCGATGAGTATGTGGATGACCCATTAACGCTTTTGCCGATGGAAGAGGGCGAAAAAGCCAATGACTCCGGCGAATGGCAAGCATTTGCAGAGGACAGCGAACATATATATGCGATGAACGCTTTTAGAGGAGATATTATAATTAGTTGCATTGGCGACAAATAACGCCGCCCCGCCATTTCAAAAAAGTAGCCCGCCCCGGAGGAACGAGGGCAAAAGGAGAAATCAAAATGAAGGTACCGAAGAAACACGCGAATCCTCTCCACCTGGCAATCACCTACGGGCAGAACGACGCCATCACGGAAAAGTGGTACATGATGGCCGACACCGATTCCGGCACGCTGCTGCCGATGTACTGGGGCAAGCGCGAGCTGTCCATGCAGGGCGACGCGGAAGCCGCAGCCGTCGTAACTGTGCGCTGGACTGCTGAGCAGAGCGCCAGTCCCGAAATGCAGGACAAGCTCTGGCAGGACAGTATCCGGGAACTCAAGACGATGGGGGTTTGCCGCTATAATGCACAAGGCAACCTCGCTGTTGACTGGACAATCATAGACGCTTAAGGAGGCATAACAGCTATGACACTAGTAAACTACATTTCCGACTGCAAAGACTTCGCCCGTGAAATCAAGGAGCACTGGCCGTCCCGCGATGACTGGTCCCGCCAGGGACACATGGCCGCTTACTACACCACCAACGGCTCCGGCTGGGAGAAGACCTGTGACAACTCCAACGGCGGGATTGACGTTTCCTGGGCCTACGGCAATCGAACGGCAGGCCCCGGAAGAATTCCTCCGTCTCCTGCTGGACGAGCTGCAGCAGGGAATCGACGAGGGCTGGGACGCTCAGCAGTTGCAAGCACTCCATGATGATTTTAGTTGACAGCACGGGCGGCTATATCGCCGCCCCGCCATTGGAAAGGAGGCTCAGCCATGAAAGACCGTGACACCCCGCTCCGCTTGGTGCGCAAGCTGGAAAGGCTCTACGACGACCCCTACCACTACCTGGACGTTTGCGCCGGAGCCAGGGACGACGGAGAGGTGTCTTACCCGGACTATTGCCCCATCCCCATCTCAGCAGCGCGGGAATACATTGCCTGGTTTTTGGGGACTTACGAGGGTTCCGCCGACGGTGCGGCAGAGCTGACCGCTTGCTATGCGTGGCGCAAATGCCCAGTGGTGTACAGCTTTGACGCAGACCTTGCAGCAGCTCTCACAGAGCAGGCGGACAAAATGGAGGATTTGGACGTGCTGCCCACGGACATCCTGCTCCACCTGCCCTATCCATGCGTCTACGTCAAAACCCCCGCGTTTACCGGCATGATAGACGGTTTTTTCGCCTGGATTGAGTTTGACCTTGCCCGCAAAGCCCCAGAACTGCGCATCCAGCCAGTCGATGCTGGCCTGGAAACCAGCATCCCCCTGGTCTTGCATCTAATCAACGGCTCCATCCTGCAATGCTTACAGGATACCGTGGCGGAGACAAACCGCCACGTGGAAAACCCCAAAGATTTAGAAACCTTGTCCGTCAAGGGAATCCGCCCTGTGTTGATAGCCGTCCAGCACCTGCTCTACTTGTCCGCCCAAAACGCCGATATTGAGGACGCGCCAGCTCCCGCCAAAGTGGACAGGGTGCGGCGGAAAATCACCCCCGGAACCCCAAAGGCCGGGGACGTGCTGGAAAAGCAAGTCGGCATCCGCGTGGGTGCTGCCCTGCGGAAAACCTACCACAGCGCCAGCAATAGCACCGAGGCCGGTACAGGGACGGCGAAACGCCCACACACCCGGCGCGGCCACTGGCACCACTATTGGAGTGGGGCAGGGGACAAACGGGAGCTGGTATTAAAATGGACAGCGCCGACTGTTATCCATCCAGAGGCAGCAGATAACGACACCGTGGTTGTGTACCCGGTCAAGCAGCAAGGAGGTTAAATTGGGAACCATAAAATACAAAGGCCTGCGCAAGGCAAGCGGAGAAACGGTTAATTGGCCCTCCAAGGGGGGCGGTTACACGGAGCTGTTTTTGGATACGGACACCCTGGAAATTTGGGGCATCCCGCAAATCAGCCTGGGCTTTAACACTGCCACCATCTACCACGACCCCGCCATTATCAAGCTGACAGACACAACTCGCCACCTGACCATGCAGGAGATAAGGGAGCTGGCCGATAAACAATATGCGCTGCACAAGGCAGGCTATCCCTACTCCCAGCGCAAAACCATCCAGGAGGGGAGCCATTGAAACGGATAAAATATCAGGCACTTATCAAGCAGGCAGGGGCGGAGCCTGACCGGGACGCATTTATCGCCGCCCATCAGTGCCCTGCAATCCCCGCCAGCTGGTGCGGGAACATCTGGGATGTGGCTCACACCTCCGTCCGAGAAATCGTGTACCATACCGGGCTGTCCCAGGTGGAGTTCGCGGATTCCATCGGCGTCCAGGTTCAAAACGTCAACAACTGGTGCTCCGCCAAAAATTCCCGCAACTGCATGGAGGCACTTCGCCTCGCCCTGGCGGAAATGGCGGGAATAGTGGAAGTCCCTCTAGAATGGTAGCAAAAGGGCGGCATTTCTGTCGCACGAATAACAAAAAAATCCCCCGATGCAGCCACACGTTTTGGTATGGTCTGCACCGGGGGAAAAGTTTACTGTGCTGTGATTGTGGTATCTGGCTCAACCTTTGCCGTGGCGCTTGTCATTTTGGCCAACAGCTCATCGGAGACAACTTGCCCGCCGCTGTCTGTGCTGTCGCTCTTTTCGAATGCATCGTTAAACGCGCCCACCGCCGCCTCTACATAGATGGTAAGCTGCTCTGTGGTCAGGTGGATGCCGTTGGCCTCCAAAAGTTTTGCCATTGCGGAGATGCCCTCTGCAAGTTTATCATCGCCGTGGATGTCTTTGCAAGTTTGCTCCACAAAAAGCGCCGCTTTTTCTGCGGCGTCTTTGATGGCCTTGTTTTGCATCAGCTTGTCCACGGCTTTTTTGGCGTAGTAGCCAAGCAGAGAAAAGCAAATGCAGATGCACAGCAAGACAATTTGGTTGCCGTACTGATACAGGAAATAGTCCCACATAGTTAGTCCTCCTTAGTTTCTGCGGCGGCATTGTCGCCAGTGTTTTCGATGGCTTGTAAACTGGCTTTGAGCAGATGCGTCAGCCAGGAAGGAACGCTTGCCCCCATTTTTACGGCGTTTTCCAGCACCGAGCCTAACTCAGTGACGATGTACCAGGCCAGCACCAGGGGCAGCACGATTTCCGGCCAGGTAAAGCCGATGGGGATGTTGTTACAGATAACGTCCATTATCAGGTCGGCAATCCCGGCCACGGCCACAACCAGTATCATAGCGCCTTTGTGCCACAAGCCCTCCCGGGCGGTAGCACTGCTCCACTCGCCAGCCTTGCAAGCGGCCAGGGTGCCGGAAACATAGTCCATAGCCATTGCAATCACCCACACCACAGCCACGATGCCGCGCCAGCCCAGAGCGGCGCTGAGGCCGCTGATGCAAGCCGTGATACTGACTTTCCCCAGTACGTTTTTTGCCTCCACGTCACTGCCCCCTCAAATCCCACCGAGACAGTTTCCCATCGTCCACATGGATGCCCCAGTCGTAGATGCCAATTCCACCCTCGCCGGGGCACATTTCAGCGGTCACAGCCTCCGCCACTTCCTTCATTCGCGCCGGCGTGGCGGAAGAGTGGAGGTCAGCAGCGCGGCCCAGCTTGTGGTAACTGTTGGCCGCGCCGTTGACCTCCGCGTTGTGCTTTTCACAGCGGACACCGCTCCCGCCCGATTCCACGATGGTCACAGGAACACCCAGGCGGTCACGGATTTCGTCACAGATTTTGACAATCCGCTCCTGCGGTTCCACCGGGAAGCCATTGCAATACTTCCCCCCGCACTGACACCGAAATTCTTCTCGGGAAAAGTATCGGACACTGTCCCAAAATGAGCCAGTGTCCGAAGTGTTCGTTTTTTCCGAACTGTCCGATTTTGTAGTGGAAGAAGTCTTGCCAGTGTCCGTGTAGAAGTGCCCCTTTTCCACGGCGGTCAGAAGCGCCGCCTCCGTGGAGCTTCCCGCGATACCGTCCACTCTCAGCCCCTCGAAGCTTTGAAAAGTCTCAACGGCTGCTATGGTCTTTGGCCCGTTGGCTCCATCCACCCCGCCGGGGTCATAGCCCAGATAGGTTAGTAGGCTCTGCACTTGCTTGATTGTCATAGCGACACCTCCGTTTAGGCCTCTTCCAGCAGCGCGGTCAGTTCCTTGTACTGCGCCTCGGTGATTTTGCTCGCAGCGTAAAAAACATCCAGCTTTTCCGCCATTCCGTCCACGTTTCCCTTTTCAATCATGCGCTTCAAAGTCCGATACAGCATCTTCTTCACCTCCTTTCCTTATACGCCCAGCTCTAGCAGAGTTAGACGGTACTCATGGTCTACCAGCATCGCGTCCATGTCATCCTCGGCGGACGGGGTCGCGGTGTCCTCTGGCCTCCAGCTCCACCAGGTTTCCAGGTCTGCTTCGATGATATCCCTTGTCACCAGGCCCGGATAGTGGTACTGGACTTCGTCACACTGCCATTCGGTGTAGGTACTCCCGTCCTCGTTGGTACGCTGGACTTCCTCAATGTTTTTCCTGATGATAACATCTGTGGATTTCCCAACCCGGAATACCTCCACCTCAGCAGGCTTGCCTAAATAGCTTTCTTTCATGCTCAATGGCCTCCTTCATCCTTAGTTTGCCTTTGTAAGATACTGATTTTTTAGCTTCGCGTATAATCTGTTTTACATCATATTTTGCCCGTACTTTTTGGCTGTCGCTGGTCTTGAGCCAGCCGAAGTAGGCAACCAGCTTGTAGGCTCTCCACCACGGGATGTACCCTCGCTGGTCAAGGTCACGTTTAGCCCGAAGTAGCTGACGGCGGATTCTGACAAATATCCGGCCCCGAACGATGGTGTAGGTTCTCCGCACAACATAGCCAACCATATCCAGGCCGGGAGTACGTTCCAGGGAGCCAGCCTTGCGCTTTGCGTACTGCTCTTTTTCTCCGCTGATGGAGGCAAAGTAGGTGATGTTCCACGCGGGCTTGATTTCCAAGCCCAGCGTTTCCCTGCACCACTTTGTACAAGTCTTTATGGCTCGTATCAGTTGTGACCTCTTCCCGAACACCGCGAAATCGTCCGCGTAGCAGACGCAAGCCAACACAAAATTGTGCCGCACCCCGCGCCGGGAGCTGTGCAGCGACAGCAAGTAGCGCAGGACATAGCTCATGACATAGTTGTACAGCCAGGTCGGCAAATACCCGCCAATCATCAGTCGCCCGCCCGGGTAGTTGGACATCACGGCCTCGACAAACCAAAGCAGCGGCTTGTTTTTGCCGACATCCCGGCCAAGCAGCATCATCACGCATTCCACGGTGACGGACTGGTAGGCGTGGTGTACGTCACCCTTGACTTCATCCACTCGCTCACAATGGAATTTCTTCCGCAGGATGCGCTCAATTTGCCGCTTTCCCGCAGCTTGCCCCTTCCCGGGGATAGAACCGCATTGGCATGGGAGCAGTTTGGCATTAAACAGCGGCATCAAAGCATACACGGCGATATACTCAAACACCTGCTGCTCCGCTGATTCCTCGTTGATGTCCCGCACCTTTTGACTGACCCCGTCCGGGCGCTGGAAGCTGCGGACGGGCTTTAGCTGCAAATCCCGGTCACGGATGCGCTGCGTTGCTTGTTCGGCAACGGCATCAATGGCCGGGAGGATTTTCTTGCAGCTCTGATTCAACCGTTCTCCTGCAAGCTCGGCAGGGGTTATCAGACCTGTCTGAAAGAGCAAGTCCTGGAATCCCTTTTTGCGAAGTTTCCCCTCAAACGCATTATGCACAGCCCTGCGGTTAAAGGCTGTGCTTCCTACGTTTACGGTTTTCGGCTTGCAGTAGGTTTTCATGGGGCACCTTCCCTCGTGCATCTGGTTATCCATAACGGCTTTCGGGTTCGGGCATCCCCTATGCTACTAGCCGCCGACAGGCTCCTTAACCTGCCGCCATAGGCTATCTCCAATCATCGGAGCCGTCACCTACGATACTGGTTTCAGGCAATTTTAGCAATACGCATGGGATGTATGATGCATTGTAAATTTTGATGCACAAGATGATGATAACCAGACGGAACGCCCAACGAGCCATTCCAATTACTATTCCCGGTACCATTATTGGAATTGCGCGCGGGGAGGCCGGCATTCCCATTGTTGTTGAGGTTGCCGACACACCACGCCGCCCGCACACCCGAGCAAAGCAGAGGCCCGCAGGGACGCACCATACATCCCAATCCTAACGGATAAGGAGATTTTATCACATTATCCGTTGAAAAGCAACGCAGGGGCGAATTTTCGTAAAAAATCGCGCCGCTTTCGCGGCGACATTCCTTCGCCGGGGCTGTACCGCCGCCTGTAATTTCTGGGTAGTAAGGGGGCAAGCCCCCTCTAGCCCCTTTGGGGCTATTCACCCCCCTACCCAGAAATTCCAGACGGAACGCCCAACGAGCCATCCCAATTACTACTCCCGGTACCACGAATGGAAATGCGCGCGGGGAGGCCGGCACCCCCACTGCTGTAGAGGTGGCCGACACACCACGCCGCCCGCACACCCGAGGTATGGGGCTGCACATACATTGCCGCCTTTACGCCTGTGCCACTCCCAGCTTCGGTAGATACCTTTCCCGGCCAAAGAACGGCGGGGTCATCCGGCACGGCGTTGTCCTCAATGTATTTCCATCCTTCGGCGGTGTCAGACGGGAAGGTCATGGTCAGGTCATCACATTTTGTGTAATCGCTGGAAATCGTGCCGTTGGTGGTCACCTTAGACTGGTCGTGGCAGGTATAGCAATCAAACGTATAGTTGCCGTCTGTGTCCTGTCCCCATTGCCACAGCTCGTCCGCCACGATGAGGTAAGAGCCGTTCTGGAAATTGGTTTTCTGGATTCTCCCAGGCTCCTTGCCGCTGGTGGGAGAAATCCGGCTCCCGTCATAGCCCTGGACGTTGTTGTTCCACCCAGACCAGTAGGGCATGGTAGACAAGTAGGTTTCCCCGGCCACGGTGTCAAACGTAACCCCGCCATTGTCGATGTTGACAGCAGAATACACCGTCCCATCAACGGTCACACTCTCAATGGACTTGATGCGCTTGTTTTTGCAGATGGAGTACATACTGGCTACGCCACGGTCGTGGCTGTCGTCCGTGCCCTTTGTCCCGACAATCGTGTTGCTGCCTTCCAGCAGGTGGCTCGCTTGGTCGGTGGTCAGGAGGATACGCTCCACGCCAGTCTCCGATACTGCGGCGGTATACTGGTAGTTGTAGGACGTGCAGCCCTCAATGGTGCCGCTGTTGCCCTTGACTGCATACTTAAGCCGTATCATGGTGAGCTGGAAAACCAGCAGGGAGCCAGGAGCGCCCGCGTACTGAGAGCCGCGATTGCGCCACTTTGCCACACCGCTGTTGTGGCTCGTGTAGTTGACAGGAGCCATGTCGGTGCCACAGGTGATTTTGCCGTTTGCATCCTCTCCGGCATAATCGGCAGGGTTGGCCATGTACGGGTACACGACACCGTCCCCGCCCGTGCCCTGCGGCCAGGTGTGGTAGCCCTTGGCCTCGTGGCAGCGCATTTTGACGTACTGATACCCGTCCTGATTCCACCGTTTGACGTAGGTGTTTTTCTGCAGCACCTGCCACAGGTGTTCGCCGGAGCGCACCGCGTCATAATCGTCGATAAACTCCACGGCGAAAATCTCATGCGTGCCGTCCTCATTCCGCTCCATCGAAACTTCCACGCACCAAAACTGCGCCAGGTGCGCGAAGCTATCCTGATTGGCCGTTGCCTCGGTGGAGGGGACGCAGGTCAGACCAACGCTGTCGTCCGTCAGCTCGCCTGTCGTAAGGTGGCTGGTGGAATACAGCGGGAACTTGACACCATGCACCCGCTCATCGTCCAGCACCGTGCCGAACCAGCGCTTGAGCAAGTCCTGGCGTGCGGCATTGTCCGTGCCCACGGTCACACCCCAGTTGATGTGCCACCACTTGGCAAACAGCTCATTGACGGTTGCAACGTCCGTTGCTGCCGCTACCAGCCCTTTATAGTACTTATCGATGAGTGTAGCATCCCCGGACAAAATAATCGCGTCTGGCGTCCCGCTTGCCAGCAGGAGGCCACGCTGCACGCCGAGATTGCTCTTTTGTACGCTGAGGATTCCCTGCAGCGTACTGTCTCTGGGGATAATCCCTTCTTCCAGAATGTTTGTTGCCATTTCTTTACGATTCCTCCTTGTAAATTGTGCATTTCAGCCCGTTCTCCGTTTTGTCGTAGGCAAAAACGACGTATTTTGCCGCAGAGAGCAGAGACTCAGTCGCGTCCTCGCAGTTCGTGACGGCTTCCTCAAACACATTTTCCCGTGCGGATTCCGCAGCCACGCGCTGGGCTTCCGCTTCGGCGCGGGCTTTTTCCGCAGCCTCCCGGCTTGCCTCTGCTGTCACTGCCGCATCGGTCTTTTCCAGCGCCGCTTCCAGCAGCACCATCTGGCTCTCGCTGTCGATGTGCTGACCCAGGGGCGCGGGCTGACAGTCGATAAAAAACGACACAGCCGACAAAACTGCGCCGGAATCCTCAATCGACACGTCTGCCATTACTCGTCCAGCGACAGCCAGCGTCTGCGCCGTCAGCTCCACGGTTACGGTGCCGTCCTCGTTGATGGTGGCCGGGTTGTAGATGGACTTGCCGTCCGGCTTTAGCGCCCGGAAGGTTGCCGTCGCAGTTGTGGGGAGGACTAACGCCTCTCCGCCCTCCGTTACCGTGATTTTGAGGTAGCGGGACGCATCATCTCCTTGTTTAGCCCACACACAGCTATACTTGTTTGACCCCGCAACGTCCAGCTTTAATTCTTGGGTGTGCTGCATTTACTTTCACCTCCTTCCTCGTCCGTGGCTTCGGTCTTCTGTTCCTCCGCCTCCTTCCGCTGGTCGTCCAGCGCTTTCGCGGCGTTGAGTGCCGCGTCCAGGGCGCGATAGGTGATAGACACCAGCTCCGAGTTTGCCCTGGTCGCGGTGATGGTCAGGTTGCCGATGCCCCTCGCCGCCGTGTTTAGCGCGTCCTGGATTTGCTCAAATGCGGTCATGTTTGTTGCCTCCTTATTTTGGTTATGCAATGGGTTGAGTTAAAAATGTGCCCTTGGCTTCGGTGGCGCTACTAGCTGTATAGACTTCCGGCTGATACACTTTCCTTTCTACCGTTTCCGGCACATAGGTGACAGAGCCACCGCCTTTGGTACCAGACTTGTAGGGACTGACAGTAATTGTCTTAGTTGTTTCTGGAGTATATGTAAGTGTACTGTCCGCATGGTAGCCAGCACCATAGGGACGGACAGTCAATGTGTTGGATGCCACGCTGTCTTTTGCATAGTAGTCTGCCCAGGTGGTGCAGTCATAGACATTGTAATAGCCAAAATTAGCAAGATTGAATGTTACCGTTGTTCCTTTTTTTATGGTATCTGGTGCCTTTATGGTAATGCTATATAGCGGTGTTGGGTTGGCGGGTTTGGACTCTGGTGTCGGGAGAGTATAGAGCGTAAATGACTGAGAATTTGGCGTGTATGTATAAGTACCCCCATTATTTACCTCCATCCATGCCGATTCATACCCGCCAGAAAAAGTATACACGTTATTTGCTACCGAATAAGTACCAGAGGGGGTAACGCTACTGCCAGCGGATTGTACAGTCCAAGACCTGTCCCCTGTCGTGTACGTTGTTGTGTTGCCTTCTACGATTTTTAGTTGTGCTTGTGAAAATCCGCCCTCAAATGTATAAGTGTTCCCGCTTAAAGTTCCGCCAGACTGTGAGAAGGAACTTGCCTTCGTCCTCACATAAATATCGGCAAACACGCCAGAATCATAGCTTTGCCAATCCCGGAACTGTGATGCCTGGCAGGTCGATGCTACATAGTCACTGTAATCCTTGATACCCTCGGTTTCCCGATATTTAAGTACGGGAGTAGACTATCCCTTGAGCCTGGTCTCCCAGGTCAGCCCTTTATAGTCGTTGGACGGCCCCTCATCAGGGCATCGATGCTGATTATCCATTTCCTAAGCGTTTAGGATTTAACCATGCGCCATCCGGGAGGCTTTTTTCTGCTTTCGCCGCGTTCGCGCCCGCCCATCTCAGAGCCACGCTGTAGCGTTCCCGGCTTTAGGTTGGGGACAGTGCATCGCCCCATTCCAGCAATTTATGAGCTTGTTTTTCGGACAGGTTGCCCTGAACGTACCCCTTACGCTGCGCCCAGCACGGTGTAGACCGTGCCGGTGGTTGAGGTAATTTCGGTTGGCGCAAAACTGCCAATATTCGGAAACCAAATATCTTGCGTTACGACAATTCGTTTGCCCGTTATGTTATTATTCACATACAACGGCGAATCAGACCACACATAGTCGCCGGATACTGTAAGTTTGCCTTTTACATTTACGTCGCCTTGCAAAGTGATAACGTCCGCCAGGATTTGTGCCAATGTTTTTGTAGTGCCGTTACTGTTCACTACATAAGCGCCAATTATCGACTTTACTTCGCCGTCCGTGGTATACAACTCAGCCGCCGCTGTCACCTTTTCACTGTTGCCCAAGTCAGCGTCTGCCACATCATCCTCAATTCCGGCGTAGAGTTTTAATCCGGCCTTGACGTATCCGACTGTGGTCGTAAGCTCTATGAGCGACTCCCATAACGCCCCGGCTTGGTCGTTCAGGAAACTTGCCTTTTGAAACAAAGTAGTACTTGCTTCGTAGGTTTCTCCGGCCTCATCAGTTACACTGCCAATCGTGTTGCCTAAGGTGGTGATTGCATCGATTTGGTCGTATTTGTACTCGCCATTTTCCTCGCTGTACCCTAATGCATTGTTTAATCTGGTCACCTGCAGTACCAAACCGGATTCCGCGTCCCCCACCTTAGTTTTCAGGGTCGAAATGGCTTCCACTTGGCTGTATTTTTTTGTTTCGGGGTCGTATCCCAACGCCGTTACGACATTTTCCAGCCCCGCCTTGCTGTCTCCGATTGTGGAGCCAATCTCAGAAAACGCCGTGATGCTGTCATAGCTATCCGAGTCTGGGTCGTAACCCATAGCCTTAACAAACGCGGACATTCCAGCCTCTACCGTTCCCACTCGGGATATGGCGCTGTTGAGGTCGGTGATAGAGGCTTTCAACGATACCTCTTTGTAGAGGTCTTTGCCGAGAGTGTCCATTTCGGCTTTCGTGCTGCTGATGGAGCCGCCCAACCTTGCTACATCCGCCTTATGCTGTGCGGTCTCTTTGGCAATAGTCTCGGATATGGTGCTTTTTACCTTGCCAATGGATATGCTCTCGTGCCTATCAAGCAGGACATTGTACCTGGTCTTTACCACCCTGGACGTGGTTGCAATCCCCATTTTGGGGAAACTGACCGTGACGGTATCGCCCAGGTTGATTTCCTCTAGGATGTGGCTGTCCTTGTACTCCACCGTTTTCGAGAGCTGCACATATCCCACTGTCCAGGATATTTCCGGCACGCCAATCCCGTTGACCTCCATGTAGCTCTGGGCGGTAGCCCTCAGTTTTTCCTGGGTCGGCGCCTCGCTGAAATACTCAGTCAAATCCACAGTAAGGATTTTCGCGTGATTAAACGTGCCACTGGCGTTCAAAATCTTTTCGTCCAGGGTCACTATCGTACCGTCCTTCGCCCAAAAGGGGTAGATGCCAGTGTAAACGCTGTCACAGTTATCGTCCTGCTCCAAGGAGGTAAGGTTTAATCCGTACCGCAGTACCACGCCCTTATCCGCTCCCAGCCGCGTTTTCAGCCGGACAGCAAAGCGGTCAAGCTCGTATTCCCCGCCGTACACACTGAGGATTCCGTCCGACGTGCCCAGGAGCGTCCAGGCATCTGTCGGCACCTCGGTTTCCATCGTCCCCGTGGTGGCCACGTCCGTTTCAAACGTAAACGGGCAAGATATAACCGCGTTGCTGCCAATGGCCGTCATGGCTTCGCTGGCGTTTGCCGCCTTAAACGGGGATATCGGGATGCCCTGCAAATCGTAGGCGATATGCCTTGCGTAGATTGCAACCTTGCCATTCAGCGGCTTGGTGATACGGTAGACCCTAAACGGCTGCGCGTCCTTGTCTGGCCCAGGCCTCGCCAGGATGATTGCGTTTTTGCAAATTTCGGTAAAGTGGATTCCGTTCACCGGGTACTCCACCGTCAGCTCGTAAATGCTGTTTGTCTCCGCATCCACATAGCAGGAAACGGCATCCGATAAAATCCCGATACCGTTATTTGCAAACGCAGTTTCCTCGCTGTTATATAAAATTGGTTTCACAGTTCCCACCACCTCGGTGTTATAATGATTTTCGTGACGCCGCCAGACCAGGAAATTGCATTATCCCCGTGTTCCAGCACCGGGAACTCGGATGCGGAAATCATGGAGTTGCAGTTTACCGTTTCCCGGTAGGCGTTTAGTGTCTCGCAGTCCAGCATAATCCAGTCCGATAGCCCGGTAATGGTCACCGTTACGCTCCCCACCGTCAGCGCCCCGTCACCAGAGCCGTACACCTGGATAATGGGCTTGGCCGGAAACCATGCATTGGTCAGCGTGCCAGTTGCCGTCAACGTGACCGGCTGCTCGCCCTCCGTCAGATAGGCTTGTGGCGTGCAGTCGAAATTTACTGTGCATTTCCCAATCCGATTCAGTTGGTTTTCAATGTCCATTGGCCCCGCGAAGCTGGCCAGCCGGAAATGCGTGGTGTCGTAGCTGTCCTCTAGGCGCTGATACCCGTCTTGGAGGCACAACCACTCCTTAATCGCGTGAGCCAGTTCTGCTGTTGGCTTTTTCCCGCGGAATCCGCACTCGTATGACTGGGTGTAGTTTTCGTAGGCACCCTCATCATAGTGCAGGTCACCGTTCCGCCCAGGTACGGTAAAGGTCGTGCGTTTCCGCTCCGGAGCCTTTTGCGCCGGGGGATGCTCCACCGTCATGTTAAAATCATTGGTACTCTTTCCCGCGAAGGTAAATCCCTTTTTCAAAATGCGGCCTCCTTCCTGCGGAATCTCGTCTGGATTTGTTCTTCCACGTAGTCCGTGATGCTGTCCAAATCCCGGTCAGAGTTGTTTTCAAAGCGCTGGATGTTGAGGTTTACCGTCACGGTATTGCCAGCGGTGCCGCCGAGTGAGGTCGGCACCCCGTCAGCGTTTAGTATCACCGGGACTGTCGCGCTGATGCTTTCAGCCGTCGTCTGGATTTTGCTGCTCATGTCCAGTCCAAGCACATCATCTATCACGCTTTGGGCGGTATCTTTGATTTGCTTCCGCCTGTTTTCCAGGCCTACGATTGCGCCGTCACCTACATACTCAAAAATCCTTGTAGTTCTGGCGGACGGGGAATGCACCTCTGCGGTGTCCTGGACAATGCCCATAAATTCGTTGATAATGCTTCCGGCAGTCGAAAACAGCTCCGATGCTCGTGCCCACATACCGTTCGCCATGCCGACAATGCTTTCCTCGCCAATCCATTCCATCTCGTCTGGCAGGGAGGATACCGCTTCGATGACCGCCGGAATAATTGCCGCACCAGTGGTAGCCGCTTTATCAATGACCGTGGAAAATTCTGTGTCAAACGCATCCACCGACTGCTTCGCGGTTTCCTGCATCTGCTCAGACAATTCCAGACTTTCGAAGTCAAAGCCAACTTCCTCAAAGGCCGTGGTCAGCGCTTCTCCCAGGCCGGAGAAGTCAGCTTCTTCCGCCGCCTTTTCCAGCTCCTGCACCTCTGCATCCACGTCCACCTGGTAGCCGGTCATGGTACTCGCTAGGCTGTTTGCCGCGTCCTCCCGCGCCTGGAATGCCCGGTTGATAAAGTCAACCTTATAAATTGAGCCGAAGCTCATTTCGCCTGACACACTATTCAGCTCTTCGATTTCGCTGATCATTTGTTCCAGGTAAGCCGCGCTTTCGGCGGAGCCGTCTGCAAGGCTTTCAATTAGGCGGCTGTCCAACCCGTAAGACGCAGCTTTTTGCAGGTTCTCGTTATAGTCGTTGATTTCCTGCGCTTGCATCCGCCACTTGGTCGCCATTTTCGCTACGGTGTCGGCGCTTTCGTCCATTTCGGCGGAAAATTCGCCAACCAGCGAGATTTGCCCCGTGATGCTGTCGTAGGCGCTGTTGTATGCAGCCGCATACGATTCCGCCAGGGATTTTACGTCATCCTCAATGTCCTGGATGGCTTCCTGCCGCTTTTCCATGGCCTCGGTCAGCTCGTCCGTGGCTTCCGCTTCTTCCTCGGTTGCGTCTGCGGCATCCTGCAGCATTTCTACAAGCGGGTCGCAAGCCTCCGTCTGCTCCGTAAATGCGTCCGCTGCGTTCCTGGTAAAACCAGCCAACCCCGACTGTTCTTTCTCTAGGGCTTCCGTAACTCCCGTTTGAGTCAGTGCCGCTTCGGTCGCGTCCTCCGTGGATTCCGTCAGCCCATTCGTGGCCTCCGTTGCCTTGATGGTTTCTTTCGTCAGGTCTTCGGTGGTATTCTTGCCGTCCTCCTCGGTGGCGGTGAGCCTTTTATAGACTTCTTCGACCTCATCTATTCGTTGCTTGTTTTCTTCGAGGGCAGCGGTGCCATCTGCAATCGCCTGGTTGTAGACCTCTTGGGCATCTGCATTGTCGTCAAGCTGCATTTCAAGCACGGAGTTCTCGGCAACAAGCTCGTCGGACTTATCTATCAGTTCTTGCAGCGCCGAATTTGCCTCTTCAAACGACAATTCCCCATTTTCGTGCTTTTCTTTGATTAAGTCGTATTCTTTTTCCAGCGCGTCTAGCTGAGTGTTATTCCCTTCAATTTGTTTTTTAAGGGCATCTGCCTCTTTTTGCAGTTCTTCCAGCTTAATCTTGTTCTCTTCAACTTCAATTTGTGCTGCTGCATACGCCTGGGTTTGCTCGCTGAATTTGGTGGATAGCGCTTGTTGGATAGCCAACTCCTTCCAGGCTTCTATTTGGTCTTCAATGGCTTGCGTTCCGCCCTCAATGTGACCAGTTTGCTCGTCAATCGTTGCATTCAGCCCTGGGATGGTCTCGTTTAGGAGTTGTACTGTCTGTACGTACTCTTCCTGTTCATCCGCCGTTAGGCTCGTTTGTGATTCCAGCTCTTTCAGGCGGTCAAGGTACATTCCAGCTGTCTGGTAGGTGGCCTCGATATTGGTCGCGGTTTCCTCGTAGGTTTCTTCGGAGGACTCGGTCACGTCTTGCAGATTCTGAGCTGCTTCGGTCAATTCCTCCACAGTGGGGATAGCATCATCTTGCAGTGTTGCTATATACGTCCCAATGCCCGTTACCAGCGCTGCAATGCCAATGGCAATCAGCCCTGCAGGGTTCCCGCCCATCGCCACGTTAAACAGCTTTTGCACACCAGTGGCTACACTTACCGCGACTTTATAGGCGG